CTTTGTGCCACAGCCCCTCGCGGGCCGTTTGGGAGGACCAATCCCGCGCCTTCATGGCGGCGGCGGAGCCGGTGATGTAGTCCAGGGCCATGCAGCCTACCCAGGCCCAGACCAGCCAGCCAAGCCACCCCCACAGGGCGGTCATGCTGGCGAGAAAGACCGTTACGACGGCCTTGAAGCCGTTGATGTTTTCAGTCATGACAGATACCTCCATCAAATCAAATTAAGCCGGTCCAGCACCACGGCCAACTCCTGCCGGGTGACCGGGTCTGTAGGCCGGGTGCCGTCCAGCACGCCCTTGCTCTTGGCCTTTTCCCAGGCCGTGGCGGCCCAATCCGCCGCACCGGTGTCGGTGGTCCCGGCGGCCGCTTCCGGCTCCCACGCCACGCCCAGGAAGTCGCACGCGCCCTTTGCCGTAGCCTCGGCCAGCTTGGCGCGGTAGCTGCTCTTTTTCAAGAGGCCGACCTCGGTCCGGCTGGTGTGGAAGCCGTACTCGATCAGCATAGCCGGGGCGGCGGTCTTGCGGGTGACCACCAGCTCCATGTCGTGGACCAGGGGGGAGCCGCGCAGCTCTACCCCCGCCGCCGTCATGCGTGCCAGCACGGCCTTGGCGGCCACGTTGCGGCTTGCCGTCTCCGGTCCTGCGCTGGTGTAGATCATCAGGCCGCTGGCGTTGCTCCACTCGTTGCCCGAGGCGTTGGAGTGGATGGAGACAAACAGGTCCGCCCCCGCCGCGTCCGAGATCGCCACCCGCTTGAGTAGGTCGTTGGTATCTGCCTTACCCGTAGGGCAGTGCTCGTCGGTGCGGGTCAGCACCACGCGGACGCCGCAGCGCTCCAGGTGGGCCTGGATGCGTCTGCCCATATCCAGGGCAAATTCGTGCTCGTAGTAGCTCTTGTCCGGACTGCACTTGCCCGGGCTCTCCACCCCGTGGCCGGGGTCCAGGCATACGGTTTTGCTCACAGGCTTGTCCTCCTTTTTCCGCAGCCACACCGCCAGATAGTTGTGCACCCGGCGGCGGCTGCTGATTCTTTTGCCTTGAAAATCGCATTGGGATGAGCCTCCGCCGTCCAGCATGATGGCGGTCTCGGCCCCCAGCTTGTAGAGGGTATCCCGCAACGCCTCGGGCGTAGTGGGGCTGTCCGCGCAGTACAGCAGCAGCTTGTCCCCCGTCAGCGCCATGGCCGTGCGGGGCCGGGAGCCGCCCACCTCGGGTCTGTAGTGCATGGCGTCGTGGATGCCGATCATGGGGGAGAGCATCTCCACGCCGCTGATGTAGTTTTGCGCCACGGCTGGCAGGGCCGCCATCTTGATGTCGGACTTGTCCCACGCAAACCCCCAGCAGCCCCATGCCTCTTTGGCCAGGACCGCGCCGTCCGCCTTGAGGTGCCCCACCGGGCGCCCCGTGGTCATGTCATAAAACCCTGCGTTGCAGATGTAATCCGCGTCCCCCTTGACCTGCGCCATGGAGCGCCCGTTGCCCGTGACGATGGCGATGCGCTCTATGTCCGCCAGGTGGATGGATGCTATGTACTTACTCATCGAGGATCGCCTCGAAGGCCACCCGGTCGCTAGCAGTAAAAGCCGCAGCCAGCTCCTTGTAGTGGTCCTGGATGAGACGGTTGGCCTCGTTGATGAAGGCAGTCCGGTCCTCGGGCTCGGAAATCTCTGTGCGAAGGGCCTCCTTGTCCAGACCCTCCATGCATTTGTACTGCTTGCCGTCGGGCTCCAGGCCGTTCACAAAGCAGGCAGGTGCGGTGTTTAGGTCCCCCTGGAAGTTGTCGCCGTCGGTCCGCTCCTCGCAGGCTACTTCAAAGATGTTCCACAGATAAGTCTTAGCGTTCATAATGTTTCCTTTCCGGCCAAATTGGCCTGTTTATCCAATGTCGCCGTGGATGACCTTGACTTCCGCCAACCAAGTATTTAGGTTCGCTATTGTGCTGGTAGGGCGAGCGATGCGTATTGCGCTTGTGCTTGCTTTATAAAAACGTAATATAGTACTCGTTGTTCCAGTGTAGATAATCTCCAGGTTGAGGCTTATGTTTGCTGAATAATTTTTGGTATAAATAGTGAGCATCGGCAAAACCGCTTGTTCTCCGCTCAACGTCTTTATATACAATAATCCATCCTCGGAGTATGGTACATCTATCTCTTGGTTAAACTTTAATTCACTTGAGTAATCTACAATGCTGGTCAATCCAGACAATGTTGCCGCCCCCGTCACCCGTTCCCCGTTCACCCAAGCCGTCTTTCCGCTGGCGATGTCCGCAGCAGTGGCCGTGCCCTCCGTCTGAGAGGCCAGACTGTGGGTGGTCACTACGCCGGACCCGTTGTGATAGCCCGCTGGAATGGGGTAAGAGCTGCCGCAGTTCAGTGCCTGATTCTTGGCACCTTGATTGGGCATGGAGCCGGTGACCTTCTGGCCGTTCACATAGGCAGTCTTGCCGCTCAGGATTTCCCCGGCTGCTGCCGTGGCGTCACCGGTCTCCACTGCCGTGCTTGTGCCAACTGCCTCCAGCCCCGCCGCGCTGGTACAGGTCTTGCCAGCGGCCACGTCCGCCGCCTCGGCGTTGCCAAATTCAGAGGCCGCCACCGACACCTGTACGGTCTTGCCCGCCCGGAGCAGGTTGTCAGTGGCCATGGTGCCGGTGGCGAGGAATACCCCGCCCCCGCCGATGGACACGCCGGCTTCCACCGTGCCGTCCTCCAGTGTTACGCTGTTTGGGGTGGGCACGCTGCCCGTCACCACCCCACCGTCCTGCCGGATGGCCTGCTTGCCTGCGGCTATGTCTCCCGCCCCGGCGGGGTTGGTCAGGGTGGGCAGGTCCGCGCCCGAAACCTCACCGGGGAATCTGCTGGTCAGCATGGTACCGCCTCCCATCCAGCCGGATACGCAGAGGGCGACCACACATTGTTGTCAATCACGGATGCGTATATCTGCCCGTTGAAGATTACTTTGTCGCCTTTCATGTATGGGTTTGTGCTGTCGGGCTGCACCCACTCGCTCGGGGTTTCTCCCAAGACTTGCGCCCACAAAGACGGGGAGGCGGTCGGGGACCATGTCTCCTGAGCGGTGTGCGCTTGCAGGCACTTGTACAGTACGCCGCCGTACTGAACCCTATCTCCGGCTGTGTACAGCTTTGATGGGTCCCATTCCGGATACAGCTCGGGGACCGTGGATGCCGTCTGGTCGTCCAGTGAGGCAGATGCGGCCTCGATGGCGGCCCGCAACTGCTTTGCTTTGCCTCTGGTCATGTCGCACCTCCCAGTATGATTGCCATCGCCTCATCGTCGGTGATCTCGTCCGTATCGCTGGGTTCTGGCTCGGGCGGCAGCTCATACTGCTCCCATGTCAGGTCCGCTTTCAGCCGGTAGGCGTAACCAGCGGGAGGCGTGGGGCGGGACCGAATGATGGACAGGATGTTGTTGTACTCGGATTCGGTGATTTCGGTGCCGCCGAGGCCGGTGCCGATGGCCATTAGATAATCGGATCCAGTTAATTTGTAGTATCTCATGCTCAGGGCCCCCAGTTCTCTATTTCAGGGATATAGGCAACCACATAGGCATACTCGAATCCCGCCGCAAAAGTGTTGCTTACACGCATTCCAATCTTTACGGTATTGATATTTGCATTCGTTGCAACGTATGTCCGGCCTGTAAACCCGGAACTTAACCCGGTCGGGTTGTTATCATAACTATAATTTATAATCCTGATTCCGTTTAATCTTTGTGCGCTCAAGTGATACGAGCTTTTTGCACCGATACCAATTCGGAAGCCATCAAAAGAATCATCATTTTCTGTGTACCACCATGCAGCAAAATTGGGGATGACACCAAAATTGTGCGTGACTTCGTATTCTGCCAGTAATTCAGCAGGAGCAAACTTTCCGGTTACAATTTTAGCTCCACTGCCTCCGCTGCCAGCCGTCGCCGTCCCCGCCAGCCCAAACAGGTTTACCCCCTGCAAGATATTGCTGGCTACAAAATCGCCGTCCAACTGCGCCAGCAACTCCTTGGTAATAGCAGAGACCGACACGGAAGATAAAACCTTGCCGCTGTCCGGCGTGATGGTCTGCGCTGACAGAGAAGGTGTGGCGCTCTTGGCCTGCTCGGGCTTTGCTGTTTGGATGCCGGAGACCGCCTCAGCCATCCCCGCTGGGAAGGTCAGCAGGTCGCTTCCGCCGGTCTTGGCTCGGATAGCGTTGCCCACCACAGTCAGGTCGGCTTCGTCTACAAATTTAATCGCCATCAGTAGCTCCCTCCTGCCGCGTTTTCGATGGTGACCGCCGCCCACGCCCCGTTGACCACCTGGAGCAGTTTGCCGTCGTCGGAGGCAGTGACGTAGGGGAGATGGTCGCTTTCAAGATCCACATCTTCGTGGCTAACTTCATTCGTCTCATTAAGGACGAAGCGCTCTACCCAATGACCGTAGTTCAAGGCGAACTCAATGTAGTCATAGTCCGCATTGGGATTGTACGCTGTCAGCGCGTAATACATATGAGAGGAAGCAACATACCCGATCACCGGTGTTCCGGCGTCCATAGCGGCCCGCACTTCTGCGAAGGTTCGGTTCGAGACCCAATTTGACCCGGACTCGCTGAACGTAACGACAAGCTGTTCGGCTCCCCCACCGCTCGGGATGTTGATGGTCTTAGCCGCACTTCCGTCGTACTCCCCCGTCACCGCGCCGGTGAAGGTCAGCTTGTGGGGATTGGGCAGCGCCGTGGGCACAGTCGGGATGGTGGGCGTTCCGGTGATCTCGCCGTAGGCGTGGGTGTGGCCTGTTCCCGACTTCCCGTCCAGCGCCGCCTTCACCACCTTGTTTTGTACGGGGTTTTCCGAGGTGGCCGAAAACGCAGCGTCCACGGTGATGCCACCCCCCATGGCGGAGAGGGTACCATCCGCCTCCACGCTCAGGCCCGTGCCAACCTTGATCCCGCCCAGTGTGTCTGCCGTCGCCGCCGGGAGGGTGTATGCCCCGCCTCCACCCCCGGTATCCAGCACCCCGCCGAAGCGCACCACGGCGGGGATGTCCACGGCGGGCTTGTCTCCGTCGGCCACCAGCGTGACCGAGCCGTCCGCCTGGGCTGTGACCGCGATCAGGGCCGCCCGGTAGGCCGCCCGCTGGGCCGCTGTGGCGCTGTTGGCCGGTCCGATGTCGCCGTAGCTGTTGGCCAGCAGGCCCGCCACCGCCACGGTCTGGGTGTAGGGGGCCGCAGAACCGGTCCAGCCCGCCGCCGCGAGCGTGACCGCCACCTCGGTGCCGTAGGCGGAGATGGCCGCGGCCGCGTCCGCTGCATCCTGGGCGGCCTCCTGCGCGTCCGACACATAGCCCGCCATCTGGCCTGTGAGCTGGCTGGCCGCGGCAGTTGCGGCGCTCCCTGCGGCCTGCTGCGCCAGTGCTGCCTGCTGGGCGGCCGTCTGGGCAGACCCCGCCGCAGACGTGGCGCTCTGTTCCGCCGCCGTGGCCTGCTGGGTGGCATGGGCCACAATGCCGGTGTCGGTGTTTACCCGCTCCTGTTCCGCCGCTGCGCGCTCCGCCTCGGCGTCCTGGCGGGCGGTCTCCTGGGTAATCCGGGACTCTTCGGCGGTGGCTCGCCCCTGCTCCGCCGTGGCTCGACCCTGTTCGGCTGCCACGCGGGCCTGCTCGGCGGTTCCTCTGGCCGCCTCCGCCTGCTCACGCCCGGTCTCAGCACTTGCCCGCCCCTGCTCCGCCGTCACCCGGGCGGCCTCGGCCGCCACGCGCCCCTGCTCGGCCTCGGCGCGCACATCGGCCTCTGCCACCGTGTCGCTGATGGCGGGGAGGAGTTCATCGTTGATATAGCGCTTGATTGCGTTCGGGCCCTCGTCGAACTTAGCTTTTAACTGGGCGGCAGTCAGACCGCCCACGTCATTGGGCTCGTCGTCCAGCTTCTGGATGATATCCAGGTCGTCATCCAGTTCTGGGATGACCAGAGACTGCACAATATTGAGGTCCGCGCTCAGTGGTGTGATAGACATGGTTTCCTCCTATTTGACATTCCCGGTGTAACGAATCTGCACGTCCACGCTGAGGATGGTGGCCGTGGCCGATGCGGAATTGGAATACAGGATCAGCTTGTAGAATGTGGCTTTTTTCACCTTCAGCTTGGCCCGGACTACCTGCGGCTTTCGGTTGGTGCCAAAGCTCCAGTGTGCAAAGCTGGCGTGGGTAAAGTTGGAAAGCCCAGAGGCGATGACCTTGACCGGGTAGTCCGACTTGATGTTGGACTCTGCCGTCATGTACAGCACCGCCTGGGTCTCCGGCTTGATGCCCACCCATACGACGGAGCTGTATTTGCGCATCCACTCCCGGTCAAAGGCCATAGAGCCAGATTCCCACCGGGCGTCGATGGGAGAAAGGTTGTCGTTCCGGTAAGCCCGCGAGAACTCCATCAGCCTCCCGTCCGGCGTCCCGAAGTACAGTGTGCCGTTGACCTTTTCCATGCAGGCCATGGGCACGTTGGTGTAGTAATACCAGGTGTTGTTGGCGTAGTTATGCACCAGGGCCTCGTCCCCGCACGCCACGTAATACTCCTGCTCTTCCTCGTCGTCAAAGGCCACGGCGTGCTCCATTGTGAACGCCTTCAGCGTGGCGGTCACCGGGTCGCTCAGGCGCTTTGCGTTGCGCTCGTCCCGGGTGGAGCCCACCGTCAGGGCCCATTCATAGCAGGCCGAGCCGAACAGGGTCCGGGGATTGTTCTTCACCAGCCGGGCCTGACCGGGGGCCGCGCAGCCGATCTCCCGGTTGAGCGGGGAGGCGTAGAAGGCCGCCGCTACCGAGTCATCCGCCAGAGTCAGCGTGTTGTACTGCACCGAGTGGGCCGAGTCGGCCTTAAAGACCAGCAGCCGGTCATAGTGCCGGATCATGGCCGTGATGGGCGTGTTGGCCGAGTCGATGGCGATGACGTTCAGGTCCGGGAAATACTCGGCGGAAGGCTGTCCCACGTTATCCAGTCCGCTGTAGACGGCCTCGTTGGTCCCGTCGCCATAGAGAAAGACCCGGCTGTCCGACGCGCCGTTGTAGAGTTCGGCAAATCGCATTCCGGCCACCTTCGCCCGGTCCCCGTATCCCTTCCTCCAGGTGACGGTGATGGTATTCACGCCCTTTGGGGGAGGCGATGCAAAGACGATTTTACCGGAGTCTAAATGGTTTGTGCGGCTGATATCGGTGCCCTCTATGGAGAGAATCTCGTCGATATCCTTCTCCACCAGGTAAAACTCTGTGGAGGTCCCGTCCGGGGAAAAGATTTGTTTCCGCTTACCGTTGAGCTTGTTCACGCCCTCCAGCAGCGTCCCGCCGCCCATGGGCTGGGAGGCCGTCGCCACCGTGGGGATATAGCCCTCCACCGCCTGGACCTGTCCGACGCCGCTCCAGCAGTAATACTCTGTGCCGGTGAGCAGATAGACCTTTTTGGAAAAGCCGAAGAAGGAGGTCTGCGCGTCTGTGATCGTGCCCAAGTCCACCTTTGTCCAGGCCCCCGGAGCCACGTCCCACAAATGCCCGTTGCAGGCGCACAGCAGGTGCCGCACCCCGGCCACATAGCCGTACCACATCCCCCGCACCGGGTGTTCGGCCCCATTCTCGCCGGCCTCGGCCAGCGCGCAGACCGGAGCGTAGCCGGGCCGAAGCTGCAAGTGCTGCTCCCGTGTGACCCGGAAGTTGCGCATCCGGGCGGCCTCGCCGGTTTTCAGTCCGGTGTCTCCGTCCGGGGATTCGTTGAGCCCCAGCCACTTGTTTAGGCGGAAGATGCTCTTTTCCGTTCCGCTTCCGATCCGGGCCACGCTACCACCTCCCGAACTGCCCGTACTCGATCCCGCCGTATGGGCTTGTGATGTCCTCCCAGGCGGCGGGCGTGTTTCGGAGCTGGGCGAGCTTCTCCTCATACCGCTGGTTGAAATAGGACGCCTTGTCGTCGTCCTCCCCCAGCAGCAGGTGGGCCGCCAGCCCGTAGGGCAGTACACCCTGGCAGATCCCGTCATCCAGGGGCAGCGCTGCGGTAAAGCTGGTGATCTCCGGGCAGATGGGCCGTTTTCCCGGCTCGGCTACCGTGTAGGTGTCGGATGCGGGCCAGCACTCTACGCGCAGCACGTTGAGGATGGCCAGGGTCCGGTTTTTGTACTCCTTGGTGTCCGCCGTGTCGGCGCTTCCGCTGGACTCGTTGATCTCGTCCATGAGATGCATGGACAATTCAAATACCTGCTGAGCGGTTGTGGCCATTTCGTCGCCTCCTGAAAGAAAATGTGGGGGCAGGGCAGTGCGCCCCGCCCCCGTCTGGTCATACGGTGAACTCCGCCACGCCCGAATTGAGCGCTCCGGTCTTCGTGGCGTAGGCTTTGATGACCGTGCCGCTGGCAAGGCCGCTCAGAGCCTCGGAATAAGTCTGCGCCGTGCTGGAGGTCTTGGGGTCCGTGCCGTCGGTGGTGTACTTGATGGCAGTGGCTCCACTGGACGTAATGGTCCAGGTGGAGGAGCTCTTGGCGATGGTGGGGGTGGCCTGCACATTGGCGGTGGCCACGTCCACATACAGGCCGTTGACCTTGGTGCCGATGACGAAGGCGTCGTGCATGAACCGACATTCGGCCACGTCGCCATCGATGCCCATGGGGTTCTTGTGGACCCGCAGGGTCTTGAGCTTCATGGGGTCCACGGTGGCGTTCTTGTATTTGATGAAGAAGTTGACGCCGGCGGGGAAATACACGTCGGGCACCCGGACAATTTTCATCCCGTCCAGCTCGCCGACCACGCCGTTGCCCACGCTCTTGGCCCCCAGCTTGTCGATGCCTACGATCTCGGTGGCCAACTTTACCTTGATGTAGACGCTCTCGCGGATGAAAAGGGTCCGGTTGGTCAGGGGAACCAATTTGTTGCTCATGGCGGCGGTGCCGTCCATGATCTTCTCCACGATGTTGGCCTTGGTCAGGTCGGCGCTCTCTGCGGTGACCAGGCCCGCGCCGTTCATCCACTTGGAGAAGCGGTACTTGTCGATGAGGGGGGTGGCCTGCTCGTCCCAGTTCATCCGCAGGCGCTTGGTGACCTGCTTGATGTTGAGCTGCTCGGCGTCGTTGCCGGCGTCCACCGAGAAGGTAAAGCCCTTGTCCTGGGTCATGGTCATCTCCTGCACCGTGTCACCCAGCTCGGTCAGGGTGCCGAAGCGGGTGGAGCCGGAGCGCGTGTAGTCCCCCACGGGGACGGAGTCCACGGAATAGATCTTGATGCTCTTGACGCCGGAGAAGTCGTAGCCCTTGCCGGCGTATGCGTCGGTCAGGGACCGGAGGGTGAAGCGCTCCGCCACCTTGTCCGAAAATTTTGTTGCCAGATTAATAGCCATTTTTTACCCTTTCTGACGATTAGTCGTCCTCATACCACCATTTGTCGATCTCGCTTCTGGTGTCTCCCTCCCGCGGGGAGTTGAGCGGGCCGGTGGTGTTCTGCTGATTCTGCCGGTTCTGGCGTTCGGCGGCCAGCTCCGCCTCCAACTGCCGGTTGCGATGCATGGTGTAGGCGGCGGTCAGGCTCTCGCCCTGGGCCACCCGTTCCCACACCTCTTTGGGCACGTCGGCGGGCTTGACGGCCGGATAGGCCCGCAGGAAGTCCAGCATGCCCTGCTTCCGGGCCTCGGATTGCTGCCTGGCCCGGTCCTCCGCGGCCTGCTGGCGCTGCCGTACAGCCTTCGCCTCAGCCGCCTGGGCCTGCATGGCCGCCTGCTGCTTTTCCACACTGATCTGTGCTTCGGCAGTCTGCTCGTTGATTCCCTGGGCGATCAGCTCCTGCTTGCGCACCAGGTCAATGTACTGCTCTACGCTCAGGCCGTTGCGCTGGGCGTAGCTGCGGACCAGAGTCAGCGCCGGGTCGGCCTCCTGCCGGTACTGCCGGAGCTGGTCTCGCTCCTGGCGCACCGTGTCGTAGTCCCAGCCCTTTTGGGCCATGGACACGAGCTCCTCTCGGGTGACCTGCCGCGTCTCGTCCCGGTTTTTCAGGGTGAACAGCTCGGGCGGGTCTGCCTCTTCCGGTTTCTCCTCCTGCTCTTCCGGGGCTGCGGGTGCCTCCTGAGCGGGCGGAGCCGCTTCCGGCTGCGGGTCTGCCTCCGGCTTTTGCTCCATCCGCCCATCGTCTGCCTCCGCGGTGCCGGGGCCGTCGTCCTCCGCCCAAGCGGCGTCGATGTCGGCCTCGTTTACGGTGATGTTTTTGTTTCCGTTCATATCGTGCTCCTCCTCCGCCTATGGTCGGGCGGATTTTTATACTACGGGGCTGGTCTGCCCCTCGTATCCGGTCATTGCGGGCTCAGTTGCGCCCATGGCGGCGGCCTCCCGCTCCTTCAAGGTCTCGATCAATTGCTGCTGGTCGGAAATATAGCCGTTTGGAACCCGCTCCAAGTAGTCAACCACAGAGATCTTGCCCTGCGTCAGCAGGTTGTCCAACGTGTTGATCTGCGCGATTTCGCTCCAGTAGGCCGAGCCGCCCACATCCAGCTTGATGGACAGCGGCATCTGCTCCAGCACGGAGAAGTCAAAGGGCGCTGGGGCGTCCATCCCGTCCAGCCGCACATAGCGCACCCCGTAATAGACCCGCATCAGGTCCATCCAGATGTTGCCCATGTCCTCCACGCACTGGAACAGGTCCTGCCGGACGATTTCCAGGGGAACCGAGGAGGACTTTTGCAGGGCAATGATGGCCGAGGTGTTGTCCGGCTTGACGTTGCCCAGGGCGGCGTCGGTGGCTCCCATGAACTCCTTGGTGAGGGAGATGGCCAGCTCGATGAACTGGGACACCTGGGGCGAGATGACGGCGGGGTCGATGGTTTTCACCAGGTCACCGATGCTGCCGGCGCCCAGGTTGACGCCGATGGCCCGCCCCACACCGCTGTCCCACTTTGGGATGCGGACCTTGTCGTATACGATCTTGGGGTAGGCCGTGGTCATCAGGCTGATCATGGTCATGGCGAACATCTTGTTGATGAAAATCTGGTTGGGGATGAGCCCCGTAACGGCGGCCTGCCCATGGTAGCAGTTGGGCACATAGTCCCAGTTGAGCCATCCGAGGGGATAAAGCCTCTGTCCGGTGTCCCAGGCCGGACGGACCACCGCGTCCTTGACGGTCTTGACGCACCGCAGCGTCCCGCCCTCCTTCCACAGCCGCAGCAGGGTAGTTGCCTTGCCGTCGGTCATGGCGTCGAAGCGGTCATTGGTCTCGTCGCTGTCCGGCCGTACCGCGTCGGGGTCCTGCCCATACCGCTCCGCCTCCCGGCGCACGTCCTCCAGCATCTCACGCCGGGCCACGAGGATATAGGGCTGGCTCTGCACCGCCCGGGTGTTGGGGTTGCCGAATACCACGCGGGTGTTTTCCAGCAGCTCCACCCGGATGGTCCCCTTGGCGCTCTGTCCGGTCTCTGCCTCCGGGTCAAACCAGCAGTAATAGCACCCGTCCCCGTCCACGGCGGCGTTTCGCATGAAATTGCGGATTAGGCTGCCAATCTTGTTGTGCTCAAACAGGGCCTCAAACTGGTCGTTGAGCACGGAGCACACCGCGTCCGTATCCAGCCCGCCCGCCACGGGGGTCAGGGGAGAGGCCGCCATCTTGATGTTGTCCGTGGAGGTGGACGCCACCAGAAACAGGATGATGCGCTTTATGAAGTTGAATACCGGCGTGGGAAGGCCGTTGGATTTGACTCCCTCCCACTGCTTGCCGATGTAGAAATTTTCGTTGTTCCGAACCGTCTCGTAGAGGTCGATCTGGCTTTTGAAATCCACCCCCGCGTTGTACTCCTTCCAGACCTTTTCGGGGGTGGGCGCGTCCCTTTTGCCGCTCATAGGCTCTCCCTCCGTCTGGGCCGCCCGTCAAAGGCCATCAGATTGCTGATGCCCTCCTGGAGCTTCGCGTCCTCCTGGGGCCGGTCTCCGCCGTCCAGAGCGTCCCGCAGGGCCTTGAGCTCAGACCGAAGCTCCTCCTGCCCGCGCTCCACCCGCTCCAGGGCGTCTAAAATCCGCCTGAAAACCATGCCTTTACCCTCCATACGTAAGATACTCCTCGCTGAGCGCTCCGCCCAGCATAGCGTCGTCGTAGTCCATCCGCTCATCGTCGTCTTCCCGCTCCGGTTCCTCCGGCTCGGCCCCCATCGCCCGGAAGGCGCACAAGTAGCGGATGGCGTCTGGGCTGTGCGTGTACTCGTGGGGCTCCTTTGCCACATCGGACGGGTTTTTCTCGTCGTGCTGCACGGCGGCCAGATCCCGGATCAGGCGCTTGCAGTCCTCAAAAATCAGCATACCCGGCCTGCCGTCGGGCCAGAGCTTGAGATATTCCTTCAGGGCCAACCAGCCATGGACCCGCTGGTTGGGGGCCTTGATGAGACTCACGCCGCATCGTATAAATTCCTCTGCCATGGTCCGACCCGAAACCTTTTGGGTGCTCCACAGGTCCGGCGGGGCCAGGGTGTACCGGATCGTTTCTGCGTCCGGCGTCCGTTCCCGCATGGCCCCCGCCGCCTGCGATACGATCAGGTCCGGGCTGCAAAGCTCCCGGTAGACCCAGATGCGCCCGTCGTAGTCGATGGCCGCCCAGTAGCAGGCCAGCATATCCAGGCCGTAGTCGATCACCCGGTAGCGGGGCCATGCGTCCGGCAGCGTCCGGGGCGGTATCACGTGGGTCTCCCGCCGGAACTCGGGGAAATACTGCCCGGCGAAGATGTCCCAGCGCCCGTCCCGCCACGCCTCCCGGAGCCCGTCCGGAAGATTGTCCAGATACTCCAGATAGCCCGGATCGCTCCGCACCAAATACGGATTATCCGTGGATTTGGCCTGAATGAACACGTAGTTCTCCGGGCGCTCGGTGGGGCGGAACGCGCGGTCCACGAACAACCGCTTGACCCACATGTGCCCCACACCTCCGGGGTTACAGGTCAGGTACATGCGCTTGGGAAAGTCGTTCACGCCCCGGATGCAGGGCGTCAGGGTGGAAAATTGGTACTCGGTGAAGTGCGTCGCCTCGTCGATGAAGATCACGTCGTATTCTTGCCCCTGATACTGGTCCACGTCGTGCTCGCTGGCGCAGTAACCAAACACGATGCGGGACCCGTTTGGGAAGGTGAACGCCTTGTCCGTCTCCCGGTAGCACGCAATGCCGTTCAGGTCCTTTTTCATGGGGAGGATGTGGTTCTCCCGCAGCTCCGGAAAGGTGCGCCGCAGGATTAGAATGCGTATGCCGGCATACTTCAGGGCCATCAGCATGGATTTGGTACGCACGGCCCAGCTCTTTCCGCCCCCCCGCGCGCCTCCGTAGGCCACAAACCGAGCCCGCGCCTGAAAGAACTCCATTTGCTTGGGACTGGGCTTGGATATCGTCAGCGTCATTTTGCCATCTCCTCCAGCCCCGCCCCCAGCTCCAGCCGCAGCGTGGTCTCTCCGGTCTGCTCCACCTTGTCGGTAAACATGCCCAGATGCCGGCCCAGCAGCTCCAGGGCCTTGAGCTTATCGCAGGTGGTGACCTTGATGCCAAACTTGGTCTCTTCCACGCCTACCAAGGCGGCCCGCTGCTCGGCGTCCAGATCGTCGGTGTCGGTCAGCACTACGCGGACGCCCCCGACCACTTTGGCGATCCCGCCCCGGTCAGCGTGCGCGATCTTGTAGAGCTCCTGGACCACCCAGTCCTGCGTGACTCCGGTGCGCTCCTCCCGGTCCGCCATGGCTTTCCGGATCGCTTCCGCAACGTTATTTTTCGTTATGAGCTGCCGGCCGATGTTTGGATCTTTGTACCCAGCCCTCCCCGCGGCCTGCGTGGCGTTGAGGTCCACCAGGTACTCCGCAACAAACCGTTTTTGCTTCGGCGTCAGCTTGGCCATCCTCAACGCCTCCTCTCTGCATAAAAATACCGTGCAGGGATCCAATCCTACACGGTAATTATCGCATGGCTTTTAAACCTGATTCCCACTATAGTGGGAGTCTTACAAATAATTTTGGCGCCCAATTAAGTAATCCACGGGAACCTCGAAGTAATCCGCCAGTGCAACTATTGGCGCCAACGTTGGCTCCTTCTCCCCGCGTTCATACTGGCCGATGATATTTTTACTCAACCCGCACAGTTCCCCAAGGGCCTTCCGGCTCATCCTTCGCCGCTCCCGCAGCTTCTGGAGCCGCTGTGGAAATTCCTGTTTCATGCTCTTCTCGCTTTCCTCAAATAGAATACCGTTTCAATCGGGCCTTGACCGCCTCCATCATGGCCTCCTGGCCGTTGGCCTTGACCTCCGCAGATCGGCGGGCGTCCTCATCCACCGTACCCTCGGCGATCAGCCATATCACGCTTGTGGTCTCTCGCTGGCCCTGCCTGTAAAGCCGGTCAATAAACTGCTCTATCAGCTCTTGGTCATAGGTGGGGCTAAACCATACGATGATGTGTCCCCCGTCCTGGAGGTTGAGGCCGTGCCCAGCTCCGGCCGGATGGGCCAGCAGCACGGGAATTTCTCCCCGGTTCCACGCCGCTATCGTCTCGCTGTCTTTCAGCTGCACCGCCTGGGGGAAGCGGGCCAGAATACGGTCCCGCTCATGTCGAAAGTTGTAGGCCACAAATACCGGCTCCCCGTTGGCTTCCTCCAGAATGTCCCCCAGTGCGTCCAGCTTGGCGGTGTGCAGCTCGTGGGCCACGTGGTCGTCATCGTACACGGCGCCGCCGGCGATCTGCAGCAGCTTCCCGTTGACGGCGGCCGCGCTGCCGGCGTCGATGACCTCCCCGGCCAGCTCCAGGATGGTCTCCCGCTCCATGCGGTCATACAGTTCCCGTGCCTCCGGGGACAGCGGCACCGGCCTGGTGGTCTCCACCAGCTCCGGCAGCTTCAAATAGTCACGAGCCTGCATACTTACACAGATGTCAGAGATTTTGCTATACACCTCATCCTCCGCCCCCGGCCTGGGGGTCCACTCATAGACCACGTAGCCGTTGCGGCGGCCGGGCGTGAAATATCGGTTTTTGTACTCGGTCATGGTCTTGCCCAGTCGCTCCCCCCGGTCCAGTAGGTAGACCTGCGCCCAGAGGTCCAGCAGGCTACGGGGCCGGGGTGTGCCGGTCAGCTCCCAGATGTATTTTATCAGCGGCCGCACCTTTCGCAGCGCCTTGAAGCGCTGGGCGCTGGGGTTGCGGAAGCTGCTGCTTTCGTCCACTATCACCAGGTCAAAGGGCCAGCCCAGGCCGTAGTGCTTCACCAGCCACGGCACATTTTCCCGGTTGATACAGTACACGTCCGCCTCCACGGCCAGGGCCGCCAGGCGCTCCCTGGCGCTACCCAACACCCGGCTGACACGGAGGTGCTGCAGGTGGTCCCACTTGGCGCTCTCGCGGGTCCAGGTATCCTCCGCCACCCGCAGGGGGGCAATCACCAGGACCTTGGACACGGCGAAGTAGTCATACAGCAGCCGCTCCGCCGCCGTCAGGGCCGTCACGGTCTTACCCATGCCGGGTTTTAACCACAATGCCGCTGCTGGGCGCTCCAGCAGATAGTCAATACAGTAGGCTTGATACTCGTGCGGCACGTACTTCACGCCCCTGTCACCTCCCCAAGCACACAAGCCATCATGTCATTAACGGCAGTTTTGCTATCCGGCACAAAGACAATGAAGCCCAGCGCCCGGAGCCGGTCATGGACGTACCGCTGACGGGGCCGGGGCTTCTCGCCCAGGTCCTTGGTCTCCGCGAAGTACACCCGCGCCCCCGGCATGAGTATGAGCCGGTCCGGCACGCCGGTCCAGCCGGGGCAAACCAATTTCAGGGCCAGGCCGCCGGCGGCCTTCACTCTCTTGCGCAGGTACGCCTCAACTGTCTTTTCCATGTTCGCCTCCAAATTCCCAAACGCTTGGGATTTTCACGGTTTCCCGTCTAGCAGCTCCGCCATACGAAGAAGGGCGGCGTCCTTTAGCTTCCCAAAATTACACCACCCCGGGCGGGTTTTCTGTTCGGCCTTCCATCTGAACACTGCTCCTGCGGGCGATCCCCAGAAGCTCCGAAGGGTGGCGCCTGCCACCGTGCTATGTGGGCTCGCCGGTTTACTAGGCATCTCCAAGGCGGCTTTTAGAATAGCCGTCAATTCCTTGTCTTTACGCAGCAGCCTCAACAATTCGTCAATCGTCATAGGACCCTCCTTTTCAGGGGTATCAAAAATATCTCGCGTGCGCGCGTATATAGCGTATATGCGTATTAGGCGTAGTGTGTGTGTGTGTGTGTATCCTAAATTAACTTTTATCTATATACAGTTGATACTTGTGATACTTGTGATAAAAGCCTTGCGGCTCAGTGGTTTCATTGGTATCACTTTGAATTTTTGTTCTGATACTTTGATACCGCCCCTGGTATCAAAGTATCAGTCCGGTATCAGTTTCACGCGGCCATTCTGATACCCGGCGGAAGCGTGTCTGAAGGCCATACGGCCCGCATTTCTGCCGCCTCGGCTCCTCCTTCCACCCGGGCAACTGGCGCAATATGGCGGTAATGTCCCGCTTCTCCTGACGGGGGAATTTCTCCGGGTCATTTTTCAGGCACTCGGTCCACACTTCCGACGCACAGACGGTCATTCGCTGGTTTACGCCCCGTTCCTTGATTTCCTCGGACTCCAGAAACCAGGTCTTGCGGCTCCCACGATCCTTTTCATGCCAGTTTTCCGGAAGCAGGGTCTCCAGGTAATCCTCCACCAGGCCGCGCCGGGCGTCATTCTCGGTAAACTGCTCTTGCTGCTCCCTGGCGTATGCAGCCAGATCACCGGGCAGAGTCAAGGCCTCGCCGTCATGGTATCTGGCAACGGCTTCCGCCCAGAGCTGATCAATGACCGCCTGGGTCAGGTCATTCCAGACCGTGAGTTCCGGGGCGGTCTCCTGCAGCCGCACGGGCCAGAAACGGCGGTTGCCGGTATCGTCCCGCAAGAAGTCGTTGGAGTTCGTGGTGCCGAAGAATACGCATTGACGCGGGTGGTCCTCCACCCGGCGGCCGTAGGCGGCCCGGTAGCTGTCCACCTGCTTGGAAATGAAGTTCTTGGTGGTCTCAATTTCCGTTTTCCGCATGGCGGCCAGCTCACCCATCTCCACCAGCCAATAGCCCTGGATACTCTCGTAGGCTTCCTTGGTGCCGATACCGGCCAGGCTGTCCGTATACCAGCCGTTGGACATTTTGGCGATCAGCGTGGACTTGCCCCGCCCCTGGGGGCCGGACAAGACCAGGATATAGTCGAATTTGCAGCCGGGCCGCATGACACGGGCCACGGCCGCCGTGAAGGCCTTGCGGGTCACAGCGCGGGTGTAGGGGGTGTCCTCGGCGCCCAGGTAGTCACAAAGCAGTGTGTCCAGACGCTCCACACCGTCCCACTCCAGCCCGGCCAGGTAATCCTTGACCGGGTGGATGATATTGGAGCGGGAGGCGTTTCCAACAGCGTCAAAGACGTGGCTCTTGTTGTCGATGGCATAGACGGTCGCAAGGTATTCCCGAAGCTGACTGTCATCGTTATCATCCCAGGCGTCGCCATTGACCGGGTCACGCACGCCACGCCAAGGCAGTGCTTTCACTGCCACAAGGCGGTCCTTAAAGGAATTGAAGGCAAGCGTCCCCTTCAGGTTCGGGTCATGGGCCAAAATAAGCCGGATATTTGCGACGCTGTCCTCGGGGTCGCCGCGCCGATCAACAGTCAATTCCCTCATCCAGTTATCGCCACCACCACCCTCGTCAACAGCGGAAAAGTCAGCGCGGGCCTTCTCCAGCCGCTCACGGGTCACCAGGACCTTGACGGCGTCATCCTCGCGGGCCAGTTCGGTCATAGCCGTGTAGCTGGGCAGCTTATTCACCGGGGTGTCCGCGCCGGCGTCACCGTCCCGGTCGCCGTACAGGTGCAGGCGGACCAGGTCAAAGGCGTTGCACAGGCGGCCGCTGGCGGGGTCGGTGGCGTGATTGGAGTAGGCAAACAGGGCGTCATCATAGACCACCAGGCCGGCGGCGGTGGAGCCGCCGGTGTAGGTGTAGCGGCCGGGCAGGGCGCAGGCCACGTATTTGTCAGGCAGAAACTTCTCTATGGCCGTGTCAATGTCATAGCAGCGGCAGAAGGCCCCCACCATGCCCGGCTTGGTCCGGGGGTCTCCCTGGCGGGCCGCCGTCTTCTGGCGGATACCGGCGCACCGGGAGCTCTCCGGCCAGTAGGAAGCGTCCCGCCAGTCCGGGTATTGCTCCAGCAGGGTGTCAGGGTCCAGGAAGGGACCGTCGGAGTTGTCGAAGACATAGGCGCCGTCGGTGGAGGTGCTGGGCCAGTACATGAGCCGGGTAGGCTGGTAGGTGGTATCGTCAAAGAGGTCTATACCCAGGCTTTCCGCCAGCTTCCGGGCGGCGGCCTGGTATTCGTCCCCGGAGACCGGCCTGGACAGCGGCACGATGAGCCGCAGCCGGGGGGCGTCGGGGGTGTGCTTGTGGGTGGAGTAGACGGCGGCGGCGTTGCCGTAGACCAGGGAAAAGGCGTCCAGCAGGTCCATGGTGGCAAAGTCGGCGTCCAGGGTGATGAGGCTACGGTGCTCCAGGCTGTCCGCCTTCCGGCGTCCTTGTTTCAACCAGCCCCCCACGAAGCCGCCCACGTCCTTGATGGTGTCCTGCTTGGTCTTGGGCAGGCGCTTATATTCGGCTACGGTCTCCCGCGTCCTGGTGGTCTCGCTGATCTGCTGCAGGAAGCTGGACCAGGTCGTAGTCACGTTCTTCCATTTGGCAGCGGTGCGGGAGCTGCCGGTGGCTATGGTGATGTTTCCGTCATGGGTCGGGTGCAAATTTGGCATGGCGTTCCCTCCAAGGTTCCTTTTCCTGTGTGGCAATTCAGAAGCGGGTCGCGGGTGTCGCAGAAGCAGCAGGGCTTCCCATCAAGTGAACTGGGCGGATAGTGGCTGCAGGTCTCGCAGTTATAGGGCTCCATTTTCTCAGTCCTTCATGTAAAAGTCAGTTTCAAAGCCGGCGGCGTCCAGGGGCAGCCCCGGCGCCCAGGGCACGGGGCGTCCCATTATCTCCCGGACCTCCTCCAGGGAGCCGAAGCCCACGGGGGTGTCCAGGATGACCTCATCGTGAACGGTGAACACGATAGGGTAGCCGGCGGCGTCCAGGGCCGCCATAGCGTCCCGCAGGCAGTCCCGCGCCGTGGCCTGGGTGATGTTCTCCACCAGCTTCCCCCCATAGGTTTTCAGCCGGGTGTAGTGCTTGGCGTTGTCGGTGCCCAGGTAGGTGAGGCCCAGTTTGTCAAACTTGGGTTCCGGCCGCAGCTCCGGCTTGTAGTAGGCCAGGCGGCGCCCGGAGGGCAGGGTGATAAAGAGGAAGTCGCCTTCACAGGCAAAGCGGACGCCGTGGGCCAGGGCCACCTTTTCCCCCTGCACGGCACGGATGGCGGCGTCCTCCACGTCATACCAATAGCGGACAATGTGCGGGTTGGCCTTCCGCCAGTGCTTCACAATCACCGGCAGCTCCTCCTCTGGTATGCCGCTCTCCAGGGCGCCCATGTTGATGAGGGCCCCAACGCTGCCTTGATAGCCGCAAGCCAGCGTTGCCACCTTGCCCTTGGGGCGCAGATCGGCGCGGGGGCCGCCCTTCTTGATGTCATCCTTGGGCACATGAAACATCTGGGAGGCGGTGGCCTCATAGATGAGGCCGTCCCCCCGGAATACGTCTAGGACCCACTTTTCACCCGCCAGCCACGCCAGCACGCGGGCCTCAATGGCTGAATAGTCGCAGACAATGAAGCGGCAGCCCCCGGAGGGGATAAAGGCGGTGCGGATGAGCTGGGACAGGACAAAGGGTGGGGAGCCGTAGGCCAGCTCCAGAAGGTCAAATTCTCCGTTCCGCACGAGCTCCCGTGCGGTCTCCAAGTCCGGCAGCTTGTTCTGCGGGAGGTTCTGGACCTGGACCAGCCGCCCGGCCCAGCGGCCTGTTCGGCCGGCGCCGTAGAATTGGAGAATGTTATGCGCGCGGCCGTCCTCACACAGGCCCCGGCGCATGGCCTCATACTTCTTTACGGAGGTCTTGGCGAGTTCCTGGCGAAGCTGGAGCGCCCGCCGGGTGCTGTCATCGGGGGCAGCGGCCAGCAGCTCCGGCACCGCCTTCTTGTCCAGGCTGGTCACCTGCAGGCCCTTGGTCTCTAGCCAGCGGGTGAGCTGGGCGCCGCTGTTGGGATTCTCCAGGCCGGTGACGGCCTTGGCCTCCGCCAGCAGCCGCCCGGTGTAGGCGGCGTCCAGCTCCAGGGCCTTCTCTACCAGCACCGGGTCCAGGCGCACGCCCCGGTCATTGATACGCTGGTCCAGGGTCCAGGCGTCAAGCTCTGCCTGGGGGCGGGGGTAACGGGCCAGCCGGTGGCGGATGTCGGTTTCCACGTCCACGTCCCGGACGCAATAGCGGCGGAAGGTCTCCCACTTCTCCGGGGCGTCCTGGGGCAGGTGCCGGACGCCGTCCTTGGTGGGCTTGCAGAAATAGCGGATGAGCTCCTTACCCTCGGTCATCTTCTGCTGGTCCAGGCCCAGGGCCGCACCCACATGGCCCAGGGTGCCGGGCAGCCCCAGGGTGGCCGCCTGCACCATCGTGCAGCGCCATTGCTCCGGGGGCATGGGGCGGCCGAAGTGGCGGGCCAGGCAGGTGCGCTCAAAGCTGGCGTTATAGGCCGTCTTGACCACGTTGGGGCTGGTCAGCATCACCAGGAAGTCCTCCAGGTCTCCGGGGATGAGGTCAGAGGCCACCGGGGGGAGCAGGGAGGGCTCCCCCTCCCCGCCGGCGGCCAGGTCAATCAACATGGTGGGGCCGTCCCCCACCTGGTAGGCAATCAGCAGAACGGCAAAGTCCGGGGCCTCCGTATAGGGGCGGACGCCGGACTTGACCAGGTCCACACTGGAGTAGGTCTCAATATCCACGCCCATGATCATTCCAAAGGCAGCCCCTTCACGCTGTCAATGACAGTCGCCGCGATCTCCAGCAGAGATAGGCCGGTGACCGGCAATTCCTTCATTCCGCCGCCGTGGTCGTGTTCAAACACCACCCGTACCGCCTCCGTGTGCGTGGGTCCATAGTAGAGATAGGCCACCCTCGTGACCCGGCCGCCGGTAGCGGCCTTCATCATCGCGGACAGGTAAAACTCCACAAAACGCTTTTGATTCATGTGATCCTCCTTTATAGGCGTCCCGCCCCCGCCACTTGGAGCAGCGGGGGCGGTTGGGTTGTCACAGGATATCGTCCAGGTCGCCAGTATAATTATCGTTGAAGTCGTCCTCTGCACGGCTGCCGCCGGCCAGGCGCTCGCCGTCGCCCACCTTCTGGACGTTGTTCAATCCCACGGCCACCCCATTATTTCCGCTGGCAGAGAAGGGATAAAAGTTAACCGAGAAGCGGCAGTAGCAGCCGCTGTAGACTTCTTCGCGGTCCATAATTGGATTGAGCGCCAGATCCACTACACCTGGCTTGCGGTTGGCGTTGGCATTTAGGAAATAGCACCCGGAAAAGGCCTCGTCGTCGGGGCGCTCGGCATCTCCATCCCGCAAGGGCAGCTTCAGGTTAACCGGTTTCTTGCCCTTCCACTTGTCCTTTATTCCGGTTTGGGTCGCAGCCTCTACTGCCGCCCTGACCTTCTTCAGCGTGGCCCCGTCATCCTTTCGGATAAGAATGCAGGCGCTGTACTTGGGGTCGCTGCCGTTGATGCTGGCGGCCTCGAAAACATGCTCATAGGACAGGCGGCACTTGCCGGTGATCACCTTACAAGGGTTATTGTTCTTATCCATATTAAATTTCCTCCTTAAAATCTTCCGTCGCTTGGGCGGCGGTGTTCAGTTCAGGCCGTTTGTCGCTTTCCGGGACCAGAGTGGGGGCGCCCTCCGGTTTCACAAGGTATGCGCCGGCCACCTCGCCAAAGCGCTTTTTGCCCACCAGCTTCTCCATGGCGGTGATCCCCAGTAGCTCCCGGGGCTTGTAGATGTCGGCCACCTTGTAGCCGATCCGGCGCAGCTCCGCCGCTACGGCGTCCTCATCGGCATATCTGCGATTGCTCCGCCCCTCTACGACCTTATAGCCAGGGAAACGGACGCCCTGCGTCAACGCGGCATCCAGGGCGTACTCGCTCACTTTTTTGGCCCAGGCTGTCAGGCCCGGCAGCCGATCCAGCACGTCCGCCACCGCATCCGCGTTCAGTGTGCGGGGCTCTGCGAAATCGTACCGGGCCAGTTCCATCTGGTAGGCCGCCAGAGCCTTACAGACTGGCGCGGCCTTGCACCATCGGCACTGCTTTTCTCCGGGGCGGCACTCCCCTTCTCCCGCCCAGGCAAGGGCGGCCTTCGGCTTTAGCTCCCGCTCTGCCCAGTCCAGCAGCTCCGTGGCAGTGATGCTCCAGACAGATATACTGTCGAGGCGGGGCTGGTAAATGGTCAGTCGGATCGTCTGGATGTCATAGAACAGGGAGAAGGCCAGATAGCAGCCCAGGCCGTAGATCTTCATCTGCGGGTTATCCTCGGCGCTCACGGGAACACCAGTGCCATACTTCAGGTCAATGACATCCATCAGACCGTCCGCAATGATGGCGCAGTCCGTGGTGCCAAAGCCCTCCGGGATGTACTCGGACACATCCACCCGCTGCTCGATGTAGATACCGGGGTCAGGGCAGCGGCGCTTTGCCTCGGCCATGCGCTCCTCGATGAAGTCGGCATAGCCTTCCATGTGCTCCCCCATATCCCCGGAGTACAGCGGGTCCGCCTGGACCTCCGCCAGCTCGGCGGTGATGTCCTCGCCTTCCCACCGTTCCCGCAGCAGAAGCTCACCCAGCCGGTGGGCCAGGGTGCCCTCTTGGGCGTACTCGCTGCCCTTATCCGGCATCCCCTCCTCCATGCGGATGCTGGGCGGGCAGACCAGCCACTGGGCCGCCTTGGAGGGCCTAACGACTGCATGCGTTTCAGGCATTCGGGTCACCCGCCCCCGCCGTGCCGGCGCCCAGCTTGCCCAGCTCTGCCAGAAAGGCCGCCCGGTCGCCCTCTTTCAAACCCGACATGCCCTTCGCGCCAAACTTGTCCAGGATGGCCTTCACAGCAGGCGTGCCATATGTACGTGACGCCTCGATGCCCGCCGCCCGAACCTCCTCCGGGGTAGGTGGTTCTGTCACCACGGCGTCATTCCACTCCGGCGTTTCGTGAGGGGGGTCCTCCACGTAGGGCTCCGGGGGTAAATCCGCAGACGATTGCGGATTTGGGGTTGTCGATGCTTCGGGGGTTTGCGCGGCTCCCTTCTGCGTCCCACTTGGCGTTTTCTGTTCCAGAATACGTCTGGCCGCAGCAGCCACCGTTTCATCCTTCATGCAGTGGAGCCCAAAAGCGGTCAGAGACGCCACGGCCTCCAGCGGAGTGGCTCCAGTGATTTTAATCTCGATCATTTTAGGAAAACTCCTTTCTTATGCAACAAACAATGGTCTTGGAATGGATTCGCGCCCAAAACGGGCGGCTCGGCGCCCCCGGTATACTGACAAGGAATTTCGGGGCGTGTGGGTCAATCAAAATTTTGTTCCGGGCCGCCGAGCCGCCAGCTCAGGCATAACCCCTCACCTCCCGCATGGGGTGACGACCGCTGTGATCTTACACCCCGGCAAATATAGCCCAAACGGGGCACCCCTTGGTACAAGGTCAAATAAGCAGGACTCAAGTTCCCGTGCGCTTTGGATTTTTCGCAAGACCGTGCCGGTCCGTGGGTCCAGTATCTTGACCGGCTCCATCTCAACTGGCTCCTGACGGGCACGCAGGCCGGCCTTGTATGCCCGGTTGATCGCCTCCATCCAGCGGATGACCACCCGCCGCTCAGCGGTTGAAAAGCGGTAGCGCTCGGTGTCGGCGGCCAGGTTTATCCCCACATCAATGGGGTATCCGTCCGAGCCCTCGCACCCAGCCGCGAAGGCCGAATTGATTTCTGACACCAACCTTCTGAAATAGTCCCATTTATCGCTCGAGATGCGGACGCCGGCCAGTCGATCCATGGCCTTGTCCAACTCCCGCTCAACATCGACTGGGTATCGCACAGAATCGCACCTCCTCTGCATTCGGCCGGTCTTCCGCCAAATACTCACGAAGCGCCGAAAGATAGTCGTCCACATTTTCCTTTGTCGACGCTATCCCCATATCCTTCAGCGCGGCCCGAGCGCCTTCCCTGGCGGCATCATTCCAACGGGTGTCTGACATCTCGCGGATGCCCAGGATAGGAATGCCCTCCCCGCTCATGCCGGCACCTCCGTTCTCTTGCTCCATCTCTTGGCGGCGGTACTGATGGCGTCATGGATGTCCGTCTGTACCCCAGTAAGGTAATTGTAGTGGGGCGCTGTAGATACCGTCCGGCAATGGCAGCAGGAGCATTCAACCACAACGAATGGATGGCCGTAAATCTGCCCCAGGCCCACCATCGCCTCACCGCCGCAGAAGGGGCAGGGCGGGAGTTCCAGTGTCTCCACCTGGGCCTCGACGGACTCTAGGACGCTCAGTCCACCAAATGCCTCCACCACATGCTTGTCCTTTGTATAGTCGTGTACAAGCCGGCTCATAGCAACGCCCCCTTCCTTCTTGCCCGTTCCTCCCGGATACCAGTTGCCCGTCCCAAGACGAAGCCTACGACCGCGCAAAAGAACGGACACCGACTATTGGTACTCGTAAATTCCGCTAGGGCGCGGGCCGCTTCAATGTTGGGGTTGTCGTCATCAATAGCGCAAATCCACGGGTTAGACTCTCGTATAATCGCCCAAGCCTCTTCCGCACTAAAATATTTCAT